TATTGACTGCATTTTCACCCCAACGGATAATTGCTTGACCGGATAAGGTAATGGCCTCGGCGATTCGTTGGTCGAAGAATCTAAAGTAACGGTTACCCAATGCGCCATAAAGAGAGTTAAGAAGAATCTTAATTGCCATTTGTCTGTTTTCGTTGACTGAGATTTCTTTTTGTATTCTATATAGTTCTTGCTTATCATTTGGGTTTACCTTTTGTAATTCTTTTTGTGCTTTGATCATTGCCTTTTTAACATCGACTCTTTCTATGTACATCTCTTCGATGATCTTAGGAAGTGTACCCTGTTTGTCGGTACGAAAATGTTGGCCGCCAACTGCAATGCATTCGTTAGAAGATCTTTCTATCGAGGTAGCTTTTAAAACATTTTCTACATCTACACCAGAGGTAGTTTTAGGCATTATTGTTTCTGGTGACATATTATATTGCATAATAAGCGATGGGTATAGGGAGTTTAAATCGAAACTAACTACGTGATCGTGCATTCCGACTTGTGGTTCTTTAACATAACCGCCGGGATAATCGCCTTTTAATTGGTCCTTTGCAAAAGGTACGATTGTATTATTAGCATATAGATCACGGAATACGATTGAATCCCATATTGCAGTAGTTCCAAATGTATCTGTATAGTTAACACCGCCGCGATATGCCATAGTAATAGCAAGGGTAATTAGACCCATTTTATCTTCGAAGCGATCTACCAATTCTACATCTTTAATATTATAATCAATAAACTTTTGGTGATCGGCTTTGTAGAGATTAAACAAGGAACCATGTTCTTCGTAAGATAGTTTCTCTTCGCCGAGGACGACGTGAGCAATGTTATTTAGTGAATAAGATTCTTGCTGACCATATGCATACCCAAACTTTTTGAATACTTCCATATAATCCATATGAGATATACCTTGGAAATCAAATGTTTCATCGCGATTGTTTGATTTGTAACCGATGCGAACTTCTCTACGGTCAACGTTACCCCACGGGGATAATCTTTTAACATTCTGTTCGCCGAGATCAGGACCAAAGACACGCATTATACGATTTACCAAATAAGGTATATCAAAGAACTTAGAGTTCCAGCCAGTAATAACATCGGGTGTGTGAGAGGGTGTAGCCCAGTGATTAATAAAATCTATAAGTAATTCTTTTTCATCTACGCATTTTTTATAAACCACGCGATTGTCTTTCATTAAAGATTGTTCTACATTGTAATCGCCTAAGCCCCAAACATAATATGTATTGTCAATATTATTTTTAAGACAAATGGCTGTAACTACTTTTGCAGCTTCTGCTGGTTCTGGGAATCCATCATCGGATTGAACTTCGATATCGATTGTGGTTACGTTGATTTTAGATCTATCGAATTCGATTAGACCTGGGAAGAGATCGTTAGCTAGGGCTGCTTGGTGTTTTGTATTACCAAATATATGCCGACCTGCTACGTGTTGATTTTGTTGTACCCATTCTTTAGCATCTCGCATGCTATCGAATTGTACAGGAGCAACGGGTGTACCATCTAAGGCTTTCCATTGTGTTGCTTTGTTTGTACCTACGAATAATGTAGGTTTGTATTTTATTTTCTTTTGGACTCGTTGGCCATTTTCAATACCACGATAGAGTAGCATATTGCCGTAACGAGAAATGTTTGTGTAAAAATTCATATAAGTGTATATTATACCATACTATAGAAGGTTTGTAAACCTTTATTTTCAGTCAAAAAACGGTGGGGTAATTTCTTACCCCCCGCATGAATCGTCAAATTCGCTAAACTTACTAGTACATGGAAAAGTATATAATAGCAGGTGTTGTACCTAAACAAACAAGTGCTATCATGAATACTTCCATCATATCTAATAAGGTCTTAGCGATGTCATGATGGTCAGCCATATAGGCTTTGATCTTTGTCATGATTAATCTCCAGTAAATTGTTTTAAAACATATCTACCGTATTTCGCTAATTGAACTCTAACCTTTCAGTAGAGTTTTCTTTTTTGATGTCCCGGTAGACCCTATATTGATCTTCCTCGGACGCTGCTCTTCCGGGATTTCGACCCTGGCGTTCACCACGAGTATTCCATCCTTCAAATCAGCCCCATCTATTACGCAGAATTCAGAGAGTCGGAAGGACTTCTCGAATTTGCGGGATGAGATACCTTTATACGCATAAGCTCGATCATCATTACCTACATTACCTTTTATTTTAAGGATTCCGTCTTTGACCTCAATATCGAGATCATCCATACCGAATCCAGCCACTGCAAGTTCAATAATGAAATTTTCATCATCGACTCTAACAATGTTGTGTGGTGGGTAGTTATCAGTTCCAGTTCTAGCCGAATTATGAATCCTTTCTAAGTCTTCAAATAATCCATCAAAACCAACGAATAGCGAACGTGGTACGTTCAAGTTACTTCTTACCATAGTTATTTCCTCCTATATATAGCAAGGTTATTTGTGAGCCGGTCCAATACCGCACTCATCGCTTATATTTATACAAGTCGTAGGACTAGTTTAAATAATTTGTGTTAAACTTCCAATGAATAATCCCAAGAGAAATACATACAAGTATTTAGCTACAATAAATTGTTGCTCTACTTGTTTTGTTCTTGCGATTAAGCCTAGATTTTTTAATGTTTTTAATTGTTGTTTTCCGGTCATATAAATGTTCAAGAGAGTTCTGTTTATTCTTCTACTTTCTTGGTATTTCCTATATTGTATTTCGGACAGAGCTCCCATTCTTTTTTTTCTTTAAAAGGTATTACCTTTATCTGTCTTAATGGCGCTGTGTCTTTTGCTTGGGAGGGTTTAATCATTGTAACCAATCCCCAGTCTGATAACAAAGTGGAGATTGTATTCCTTCTTTGTATATCGTTTTCTATTAAATTAGATGGTTTACCATCCAATAAGAATAATTCTTTAAAGTGAACTATAAAGTATCGGCCTTGTTTATGTAATATATGGCAAGACTGATATAGCTTCTGATCTTTGCGGGATGCGACCCCGATACGTGTTAATGTTTCTCTTATCTTGAGAAAGTCATCTGGTTCATTAAGCGTGACTTCTAGCATATCTGCCGGAACCCATTCTTTTATTTCATTATTTTCTTTTTCCACCTTTACTAATCCTATGTTTCAATGTTTCAATTTGGTCTGGGGTAAGTAAGGATAATACAGATTTTGCTTTTTCATTGCTATAACCATAATTTTCTTTGATCACTTCCAAACATTCAATCTCTGATGGTTTGACCCATTTAGAGAATCTTCTTTTCTTTCTTATTATATTTATATAAAATTGATTCTGAAGATGCGAATCTAAGTGATGATTTATATTCATTTCATTAGCATACAATACTGTATCTCTAAAGTGGGATAAAGTTCTATTTACTAGGAAAGGCTGATAGGCCTTTTCAGTGTCATTATCAACAATTAAATTCTTCTTAGTGAAGTTAATTGCATTAATATATTCAAAGGGATTCAATATAATTCCTCGCGGCTTCTTCTGTTTTAAATAGTCTTTCATATACAATTACTTGACTGGGATCCATAGCGGTTACCCTCCATTCAGAAGTTGTCTTATAATGTACCTCATGGTAAGTATAAGATAATTCTTTTATAACAGTTTTATAAACGTTTAAGTGATGTGGTGGTTTATCGTACATTATATTATTTCTACTCCTGCCATTATTTCTGTTAGGCAAGCCACGAGGTTTAATTCATGGTCTGCAACAAATGCATTCTTATATTGATAGTCAGCTAGAATAAGAACTAACTGAGGTATTGATTTTGGGTCTATGTATTCAAACATATTGTCATATATCTTTCTAAATATAGAAGCTGGTTCCGTATCCATATTGTCTGCGACCCATTGACGCATACGTTTAAAGTCTTTATGTTTGATATGTTGCATTAGATCATTTACAGAAGTCTCGCTAATGCTTACCAGGATGCCTGTATCAATGTTGCCACTGGTACTATATCTTTGTAATTCATTTAAGACTCTACGCCAATCGGGCATGTGCTTCATGATCAGATCTGCGATTACCTGCTTATCGTAAGTAACTTTCTCGAGGTCCAGAATATGCTCGACTCTTTTCATAAAATCAGAAAGTAGAGGAGGCATGTCCTTTTTGGCTATATTGAATTCTATAACTGAACACCTAGAATGTAAGGGTTCGATTATGCGATTTTTAAAATTGCAAGTAAGTATAAACCTGCAATTGCCTGAGAACTCTTCGATAAATCCACGAAGAGCTGGTTGGGTAGACTGTGGGTTTAAGTAATCTGCTTCATCGAGTATTACGACCTTAAATCCACCCTGTAAGCTAACTGTACTAGCAAACTGTTTAATCTTATTTCTAAGAGTATCGATATTACCTTCTTCTGATCCGTTGATCAATAAGAAATCTAAATCTAATTCATTGCATAGTGCCTTTGCGACGGTTGTTTTTCCCAGACCAGCTGTGCCGGTTAGAAGCATATTGTGCAATTCACCTCCGCTAACAATATCCTCGAACGTCGCTTTTATATGGGAAGGCAATACTATTTCTGCAATTGTTTGTGGTCGATATTTTTCGACCCATAGAAATTCATTCATTAAAGTACCTCCCAACCTAATACCGTATCAGCAATAAAAGATCGCCAAGCTTCTTTATCCAAAGCCCAAGCTGCTATTACATCTGAATCAGATCCAATACCTTTTACTGTTGGTTTTACGTTATGTGCTTCTAGCACAAGGGGGTTGAGAGTGCAAGGCATAACTCTTATTTCATCTGAGTTTACCTTTTGGAATGTTACCGTTACAGTACCATTCAATAGAGCTTTGATTAGCTCTTGTTTTTCATTTTTATCCATTATATAATCCTAATTAAAGTAGCGGGATTTAACCCTCCCGCAAGTAGGTTTTAATACAAGCTTAGCTGTCAGAAGTATCTTCTGTAGCTGGTTCCATATCCATTTCGGATTGAACCGGTGCATCTTCTGCTGGCGCTTCAGTACTTTCGGCTGGTACATTAGCTTCAAGGAATTTTACAACCTTTGATCTTAATGTTCCTACACCTTCTAGTTCTGAACCTTCGAATGCTCCTCTTTTAGAACAGATATCAATTATCTGAACAAAAGACTGAACATCGCCTAGCGAAAGCTGTACTGGCTCTGCTGCTTGTGTTTCTACTGCGTCTGTCATTTTATTTCTCCTTTGCAAAGTAGACTAATTCAGAAGACCGGTAATCCGCATCTTCCACCATATCTCTCATAGTGTATATGAGAAATTCTTTTATGTGCTTATATTTATGCACTAAATTTTGTTGTTTGTTCTAAAGCTACAAAATATTCTATTGGGAAATTTGTATTCTGCCAATGTGATATTTTCTTTTCTGATAAACTAACGAAGTAATCACCAGCGATAATCTTTAGGTTACTTATGTTAAAGTCAAAGTTAAACTCGCCTTTAGTTGTGTTATCTGATTCTATCTCTAAAGTATAATCATTAGCTGTTGCATCTTTTGCGTCAAAGATTCGAGCCATAATTTTACCATCTTTTCCAGTAATGCTTAGGTCAGTATGCCCAAGGACTCCGGAAGCCTGTTTGATCTTATTAATAACTTCTTGATCTAGAGTCACGCCACAGTCCGTAGAGGGCATTGTAATTTCCTTTGTAGGTGTAGTTAAGATCTCTGGATTAGAATAGTAGTAAGTAACTTTCTGTTGATTAGGCAATTTGCATCCACCGACGTTTGAATTGACCTGTAAATATTTATCTTCGAATTCAATATTACTATTCTCGATTAAAGATAGTACAGATAAGAATTCATTCAGATCATAAATGCCAACTTGGTTTGGAAAGTCTTCAACGATTTCTGATTTGGCCATAATGGTTTTAGATTCAGAGATTGTTCCGATTGCTTGTCCCGGTTCAATAACCAGATTGGGGTTTATAGAGGCGAAGTTCTTTAAAACTTCTAGTGTGTCATTAGATAATTGCATAATATTCCTGTTTTTTTATTTGATGGTATCATTATACCA